ATTTTGGTTTTATAGAATTTTTTGAACAAGATTTTTCTGACGGTGTAAACGAAATAAAAGATAATCCTGCTATATTTGAAACAGAACCAAAAGAAAAAGTTGATTTAGATTTATATTATGAAGCTTCACCTATTTATCCTTTAAAATTAGATGTTAATTCTACAATAACTGCGACTTATGGATCAAACGCTGTAGCAACAAATAATACTAAAGGATATTTAGCAGCTAAAGTAGGTACTAAAGTTAAAGTATCTGGAGCTAGTATAGATATAGCTAATACTTATGTTGATTCAAGTAACAGTGCTGCTGGTGAACCTATTGATTGCAGGGTAAAACTTTGGGATGGAGATATAGTTGAATTAGCCGGTGGTATAAGCGCTCTTGGCGATAGTCAAGGTTTTTCTGGTTTATCTCAAACAAACATTAATCATCAAAATCAAATTTTTACTAATAGATTTTTAGAGTTTTATGATGATCAAGAAGATGGTTATATTAAATATAAGATAGAAGAAGTTTTAGAACTAGGTACAACTAATCCTACAAGTAATGCAGATCAATATAATAGTATTACTAGGTTTAGAATAAAAATAACACCAGAACATGTTGGTTTACCTTATTTTAACGCTTTTAGCTTTGGTAACGGTGTAGAATCAAATAGAATAAGAGATGATTTTAATCAAACTTTTATAAAAAATGGCGCAAGAGTATCTACAACTTTACAAGAAAAATATAAACAAGATACAAGAACTAGCGGTTTAATATTTTCTGGTATATACAATAAAAATACAAGTTTAAATGATTTAAATCAATTTATTCAAGCAGATAATATAACTAAAGAATTAGATACTACTTATGGTAGTATACAAAAATTATTTGCTAGAAACAGTGATTTAATAGCTTTATGTGAAGATAAAATAGTTCAAATATTTGCTGATAAAGATCTTATATTTAATGCAGATGGTAATACTCAGCTAACAGCTTCTAATAAAGTTTTAGGGCAGTCAAGACCTTTTGTTGGTGAATATGGCATATCTAAAAATCCTGAAAGTTTTGCATCGTCTTCTTATAGAGCGTATTTTACAGACAAACAAAGAGGTGCTGTATTAAGACTATCAATGGATGGTTTAACACCTATATCTGATGCCGGTATGAGAGACTGGTTTAGAGATAAATTAAAAGGTGATTATTATCAAGATAGAATAATTGGTAGTTACGATAAAACTAAAAACGATTATAATTTAACGTTTGATTCTGGTAATAACTTTACATACGTAGAAGATGATTTTGGTAATTCTAATAGTATATATAAAAACGAAAATCAATCTATAACTGTTACTTATAAAGAAAATGTAAAAGGTTGGTCTAGTTTTAAAGGTTTTATACAAGAAGCTGGTGTTGTTGTAAATAACGAATACATAACGTTTAGAGATGGCAAAGCGTTTCATCACAACGAAAACGTTGGTGCTTGTCATTTTTACGATACTAGTAATTCAACTACTAGAATAGCTAGCGTTAATGCTATTTTTAACGATGCACCTTTATCTATAAAAAACTTTAATACGTTAAATTATGTTGGAGATTTTAAAGGTGATAATGGTAGAGTTCCTGCTTGGACATGTAATAGATTAGAAACAGAAAGAGGCGAAGGAAGAATTTTATCAACACCTTTTGATGCTAATAGTATTATAGATAATCCAAACGTAGATCAATTTGTTAAAAAAGAAGAAAAAGCTTTTGCTTATATACAACATATGCATGGTGAAACTGATGGTACTATAGACAACGAAAGCGGATCTAATTTAGGTATTGGCGAAGCATTTGAAAATGAACAGTTATAATAAAGTATATTATGAAGAATATAAATAGTTTTAATATATTAAGCAAAACAATAGAATCAACAGCGCAGAGTATAGAGTGTTTTATACAAGGTGATATTGGTTCTTATTGTCATTTACATATATTTGATAATTCTTCTCCAACAAAGTTTTATAATTTTAAAACAAAATCTTTTGTAAATGGTTTTAATTCTCAAAACAATTTAAATATTGTTTTAGATGGTAATACTTTTAATTTTACAATTAAAATACCATCTTCTCCTGGTGGTAATAGTTATACTTTTTTATTAATACCTAATTATCATTTTGAAACACAAGTTTTAGGTGGTGGAATAGGATTATTAAAACAAACAATAAATCAAGAAAAAGATGTTACTGTTAGATTTAGCACTTCTTCAGATCAAGCAGATACTAATTTTGTAGGTATAGGTGCTTTTATAGGGAGTACAAGTGGTAGTTCAAATAGTAGATCAACTCGTACTGTAAGTATCTCAGAAGATTTAGCAGATACAGGCGATGGTTTGTCTCTTGGTTATAAGTATAGCTTTGATACAACTGGTTTTGGAGGTGCTAGTACGCCTAGAAAAGCTTTTTTAACAGATTCTTTACAACCAGTAGACACAGATTTTTTTACTAAATTAACAAAAGAAACTAATGGCACAGGTAGTTCTTCAACTTCATTAATTTTAAATGATGTAGATAATCTTGTTATTGGTATGAGTTTAGTAGATATAGAAAGCAGTAGTGTTACTACAAGTGGTAGTTTAGGTGTTTTAACATACCCAACAATAACAGCTATAAATACACAAACTAAAACAGTAACTTTGTCTAGTGCTCATAGTTGGGCAGATGCTAAAGATATTACGTTTAGAGCTTATGGTTCAGAGTTAATAAGATTATCAACAAATTTAAATGTTATTTTTGATTTAAGTGTAATACCAAGAGGTTTTTTAGGTACATCAGATTTTGGTGGTGGTAGCGTTACAGTGAACGGTGATCAAAGCAGTACTAGTATAAATATTGACGGTATTAGAGGTGTTTCTGTTGGTAGCAAAATATTTGGTCCAGGTGTTGATGTTACTAACAATACTGTCACAGCAGTACATGCAAGCGGATCGCCAATAACACTAGCTGGCACTCAAACTTTAGCAGACAATACAATATTAACAGTTTATGGTTCTTCTATAAACGCTAACATAAGAGGTAGCATGATAATTAATAGTTTTCCTAGTGTTAGTACAGATGTTTTTTATGATATAGATAGAGCTTTTATATTAGCAACAAATAGTTAAAATATGCCAACAAAAATAAAATTTCAAAATAAAATAAATGAATCAGTATCAATAGGTGATTTATTATATGTTATAATACCATCTAATAATATTGATGGTTTAGCAGGTAATTCTCCAAATAGAGGGGCTAATAGTGTTATTACTGAAGTGGGTGAAGATTTTGTTACTATAGCTGGTAACGCAAGATTAGCTAGCCCAGCTGCTGTAGGTCATTTTTATTACGCAAGAAAACCTAAAGACAACAATACTAGCTTAAAAGGTTATGTTTTGCAAGCTCGTTTAAATTGTGATGTTTCTGCTTTTGACTCGTACGATAGTTCAAATAAAAAACTTTTTTCACTAGGCTCTGAAGTAACACAAAGTAGTAAATAATTGATAAATAGTGTAATTATAAACACATAAATAAAAGAATATGAATATAGTAGGTTATAAATCTCCGTTTAAAAAAAGATCGCCAATGAGGCTTGATCCTATTACTCTGATGGCTATATCTGCGGCTCCAGGCGTAATTAAAGGTATTGGTAGCTTATTTGGCAGAAGCGCTAGAAGAGATGAACAGAGAAAAGCTAATGACGCTTATCGTTCAGCTAAATCTAATTTTGACGCAATGATGTCAAGAGAAATTACAAACCCATTTGAAAATCTTCAAAATCCTTATGCTGATTTACAAAATCCTTACTCAGGTTTACAAAATCCTTATGCTGAAAATATATATGAAGATTTAGGCGTTAACATGCGATCAGCTGATTATTTAAGAGATCAACAAAGACAATCGCAAGCAAATATAATGCAACAAATGAGAGGTGTTGCAGGTGGTTCTGGAGTTGCTAGTTTAGCACAAGCAATGGCTAATATATCAGATAAACAAGCTAGAGAAGCTTCTGCTAGAATATCTGAACAAGAAGCAGCTAATGAAAAACTTAGATTACAAGGCGCTGATCAAAGAAGAAAAGCTGAGTTTAGTTTAGATAAATTAAAAAGAGAAAGTGCTTTTGATATTGATAAATTACAAAGAAGTACTGATTTCCAAATAGAACAGGCTAAAATACAAGGTGAAATGATGGCTCAACAACAAAGAGATGCTCGTACTGAAAGGTTGTTTGGTATGGCTATGGATAGAAAAATGGCTGCAGATCAAGCTAGAGCAGATGCTAGAGCACAACAATTTAGTGCTTTAGGAGATATTGCTGGCTCTGTTGGTGGACTGTTTATGCCAAAAGGAGCTCTTTATGGTAAAACGTTTGAAGAGTTATTCGGTAAAAAATAGATAAATCATGGCAGAAAACGAAAAAGAAAAAGATATAATTACAGGTGAAAAAGAAAAAGATCTTTTAGACATGTTTAAAAGTAATCTTGATATTATGACTACACCTAAAGTAGATACTACTGCTGTAGATGAGCAAATAAAAAAATTATCTACACCAAAAGGCTCTAGTGTTGATGAAAAATTAGCAGCTTTATATAGAAGGCAGGGTTCTGGTCGTGTGTTAGAAATACAAAAAAATATTGCTTTAGCAGCAGGACCTGTTTTTGAGCTTTATAAGACAAGAAAAGCTGCTTCTGATGCAGAGTTTCAAGAGCGTACTAAAAACATGCCAGATTATGACGATACTAATATATTTGGTGAAGCAAATGGTACACAGATACCTTTAGCTGATAATATAAAAAGTATTAGTAATTTACTTAAAGAAGATTATCGTTTAATATCTAATTTAAATATTAACGATCCTAGATACGAAGAAGCTAGAAAAAGAATAGAAGAAAATGAAAAGCTTATAGTTAATTACGACGCTGTAAACAAAAAGTTATTTGATATTAGAAACGGTAGAGACAGAGACACTGGAGAAGTTATACAGCAAATACCATTAGAAGAGTTTGACGAAGGTATGTCACCACAAGAAACTCAAATGTGGAAAGATATTTATGCTGGTGATGGATCTAATATTAAAAACATAGATGGTAATCTTTTTTGGGTTGATCCTACTGATCCTAAAAATAAAGACAAACACATAGATCTTAGATATATTAGCAACTTCCCAACGCAAATAAACGGTGCTAGTGTTAATGCGTATGTAACACATAAAGGTGTTGAAGCAGAATATATAAACAACGCTGGTATTTTAGATGATTATTCATATACAGCTACTATAGAAGCTAGTTTAAATAATCTTAGAAGATTAAAACCAGATGAAATAAAGTCATTAATATTTAATGGTATAAATGTAGAAGAAGATGACATATACGGTGGACCTGAAACAAAAGAATTTATATACAAAGTAATAAAAGATACTTTTGGTGATTTAAGTGATCAAGAAATACTTGATAAAATAGATGAAATGAAAAGTATTAGCGTTATAGACGCTACTAAATATAAAGATGAAAATGGTAAAGCCGCTAGTTTGAAAAAGTTGTTTTTAAAATACGAAACTAATAAAACTAGAAACGCAATACAAGAAGCTGCAGATAAAAGAGAAGAAGAGCTAAAGAAAAAAGAAGAAGAAGAGCGAAGGAAAAAAGAAAATAAAAAAGATAAAGATACTGACACTGATGAAACCGTTCCAGATCCAGTTAAAGAATCAGATGTTGAAAAAGTTTTTAAAGATGATGATTTAGAAATAGAAGTAGATAATCCAAACGATGTAGACTCTGGTTTTATAGCTGGTAATATTGCTTTTAAAGATAATCAAGAAATTAAACGTGGTAGTTTAGCAAACGCGCTTAAATTTAAAAACTTTAGCAACTCTGTAAGAACTTCTGTTTTGTATAAAGCTTTGTATGATTTAGATATTAAAACTGAAGACCAAATAAAAGAAGTGAGTAAATTACTTATAGGACCTTCTAGAGATAAAGATCTTGAAAAAAGAATAATAGATCAAATAAGAAAAATACAAAAAGACAAGGGTTTAAAAACTAGATTTGTACCTAGTGGGCTAGATAAAAAAATAGCTTCGTTTGGAATAAAATTTAAAGGCCTTGGCTCAGGTGAAGGTGATTATGGGGTAGGATTAAGCCAATATGTACTTGATTTAATTGCAAAAATAACATACACAACATCTGAATAGTATATGGAAATATTAAACTCTAGCAATACTTTATTTGAATATAAAGGAAACGAATACACTTATGATGAGTTAGCTAAGTTTGCTAAAAAATTTAATTATAATACTGATGCTTATATAGAAGGTTTAATTAAAAAAGGCATGAAACAAATAGACACTGATGAAGAGTCTGATGCTCAACAGTTTAAAAATGTTTTTAATAATGCTGTTTTGAGTCTAAAAAATGCTTGGGTTAGTACGCAAATAGCTAGTGCTCCTGCAATGGATTACTTAGGTTTAATGGAAGGTGATACCGATGCTTTTATTGTTGATAAATACAAAGAGCTTGATGAAATAAACAAGCGTATGAGAGACACAGGTAAAGGTATACTTGGTGGTTTTAAAGAAGGTGATGCTGCAGATGTTGCTATTGGTATTGTCAACGCTTTAACTAGCACTATAACTACAGTAGTGCCTGCTATAGCCACTAGAGGTTTGTCATTAGTTCCTCAAATAATGGCGCCTATATACACAGAATATAATGCTGAAAAAGCTAAAAAACTATATGGTGATGATACTGAAAAAGCTGTTGCTAAGCTCTTAGAAAATAACGAAGACGATGTTGCTGTGCCTCTTGCTATTGGTACTCTTTCTATTGCTTTGGAAAGAGTTGGTATAAAAGGTATAAACAGATATATTCTTAATAATGCTAAAAAAGTAGGTGTACAAAAGATAGCGTCTTTAGTTTTAACTGGTAATAAAGAAGGTTTAACAGAATATTTTCAAGGAGCTTTAAACGTTGCTAATGTAAGTATAGCCCAAGGTGATGATAACGAAACTGTTGCTAAAAAAGTTATTGATCATATGGCTAGTGATCAAGCTATAGAAGAGTTTTTACAAGGTTTTGTTGGAGGTGCTGGTATATCTGCTGCAGGTAACACTATTAATAGTGCTATGAGAAATGAAGAAGATAATTTAGTTATAAATAATTATATTAACGAATTAATAGGTTTAAACGGAAAAAAAGTAAAATCAAAAACTGAAGACGCTAAAAAAATTATAGATAAAAAAATTAAAGAGACAGAAGATAATCTTAAAAATTTTTTATTAAAAAACGGTAAAAAATCTGAGTTTATAACAGATGATCAATCAAAAGAGATAATAGGTATATTAGATAATAGAAAAAAATTAAATTCAGATTTAGAAAAATTTAGACAACAGTTAAATAATCGTGAAATAGTTTTAGATGAATTTAATATTTTAACAGAGAATATAAATAACGAGATAGACTCTGGTAATAAAAAAATAAACGAAATAAAAAAAGAAGCTAATAAAAAGCTTTTACACGAAGATTTAAGAACTTCAAACGCTGCTATAAATAAAATATTAGGTTTAGAACAAAAAGTTTATAAAACACCACAAGAGTTTTTAAAAGCTTACAACGCTAAAACTGGTAAAAACCTTACGCTGCAAGACATGGATGGTGTTGATGGTTTAATTGTTGGTAAAGAAGTAATGATAAACGAAGAAGTAGCAGCAGATAATAATGCTGTTACAGTAGGATCACACGAACTTTTACACGCCATACTAAAGTCTTCATTGACTGGTAGCAAAAGAATTGTTGGTAAAGATGCTAAAGGTAAAAATATTACTACCGACTTAACACAAGAAGGTGAGCGATTAATAAACGATTTTTTAAACGAGTTAAGCTCAAAAGAAAGAGCTATTGTACAAAAAAGAATAGATGATAACTATAAGTTTAACGAAGATGGTTCTGAAAAAATATTTTCACAATATGCTGAAGAATATTTAAATGCTTACGCCGATGCTGCTATAAAAAATGAACTTTCTGATGGTTTATTGGTTAAAATAGGTAAGTTTATATCTAAAATATTTAACAGTGGTGATAAAGGTTATAAAAATCTAGAATTTAAAACTGGTGCAGACGTAAAAGCATTTTTAAAAGCTTATGTATCAGACAGAAAAAAAGGTGAGTTTAGACAACAGTTTATTGAAATGGCACAAGAAGGTATTGACATGGATAATGTTGTTGAAAAAAGATCTATTACTTCAAAACAAAAAGCTGAAATAACTAAAAAAGTTGATAAACTTGGAAAAGTTGATAAAGATGGTAATAATCTTAGAGAAAAAGGTACTGGTAACTTTTATTATCAAGCAGAAGTTGACGATGTTATAAAAGAAATAAAAGAACAAGGTTATTTAGATAATTTAATAGCTGCTAAATACAAAGGCGATAAAGTACCTGAAAACTTTGTTAATGATGTTATAACACAACTAATACCTGATATAAGAGGTTTTAAACCAGAAGAAAATGATAGCTTATTTGGTTATTTACAAGGTAGAATTAGTTTTAGAGCTGGAGACGTGTATAATAAAATATACGCAAAAAAAGAGCAAGAAAAAACAGCTAAAAATGTAGATGATAGAACAAAAGAGGGTGAAGTAAAAGTACAAGTTGAAGCTGAAAAAGACACAGAAATGACTCGTATTGAAGAAGAAGATATGTCAATACAAGCTCAAATACAAAAGCAAAAAGAGTCTACAAAACAAAAAAAGATTAGATATTCTAAACTTAGAAGAGCTATTGGTATTGAAGCTGGTAGCGAGCTTTATAATAGAATTTTACAAGTTGCTAAAAATACGTTGTTAAAAGCTTATGATAAAAGTCAAACAGTTAGACAAATACAAAGAGACTTAAGAGATAAAGCAGCTAGTGTAGATCACGGTATATTTAAACAAGTTAAAGATTTTTTAGGAACAAAGAATTACATAAACAACTTAAAAAAACTTAGAGTACCTATAATTGAAACTATGTTTACAGCTGATTTAGTACAGTTAGAAAGAGAAGTTCCTGATAATCAAAAAATAACTATTAAATTTGTTAAAAAACTAACTAGTACTCAAGAGGTTGAAGCTGCTGTTAATGCTAATTTATTGCCAGAAAGTGCTTTAAAAACAATAGGCAGAGGTCAAGCTGTAAATTTATATGAAAAAATAGAGCAAGTAGAAGGAAATCAAGAACAAGAAGATGCTTGGATAAAGTTTTTTGATCAACCAGCTAAAAAACAAAAAGTAAACAAACAAACAGGTGAGTTAGAGTTTGATAAAGAAGGCAAGCCTGTTATGGTTAGATCTGGTTTAAAAGGTACTAGAAAAGATGGTTTAACAAAATATTTATCTGGCGCTCTTAATTATGATGCTACTATGCAAGCAGCTCAAGATCCAGAAGTTATTTCTAAAAGATTAAATATAGCTGAAATAAAAGGTGAAACTATAGATATTGAAACTGATTTAAATGATTTAAGTAAAGCTATAAATAGAGATATTGATACTAAGTTTAGTAAAACTACAAAAGACGCTAGTAGAAATAATAATAAAAATAACAATGACGCTGTTGGTCATATTATTGATGAACAAGAACTTAGCATAGAATGGTGGAAAAAAACTATTAACAAGTATAAAGAAGAGCGTAATTTTTCTTATAGATTAGCTATAAATGAAATTATAAACAGAACTAGTGATAGTATAAAACAAATATATAAAATACCTGAAGTTAGAGAATATTTAAAGAAACAACGTAAATTTGAAAGAGAAAACCCAGGCGTAAAAAAACAAAAAAACTCTTATCATTTAGAACAACTTGCTATTGATAATCTTGCAAAAGCAGCTAAAGATCTTGGTGTTAAAGTTCCTTTGTTAAAAGTTGCAGAAGGTGTTAATCCAGACGTAACTATAGAAAAAGACGGTATTGAGTTTGGCGCAGAGGTAAAAGCAGATAAATCAAGAACTCCAAAAATAACTGTTTATGTAAATAATGGTATTTTTAAAAATGATTATAGTATAGCTAATAAAAAAGACTGGATGGATAAAACCAAAGATGAAAATGGTTTTAAAGAAGTTTTAGATGAATTAATATCAGAAACTGTACCAGGTTTAACAAAAATAAAAAAATTTTTAGAAAAAAATTATAACGTAAAAGATTTTACTTTAAGTAGCGAAAGAGGTAAAAAACAAACTTTAATACCAGAAAAAGCTTGGGACGAAATAAGAGCTAATAATTTACATACAGATGTAGCTTCTTATGTTATAACAGATACTGATTTTGCTGCGCTGCAATATATAACTAAAGAAATACCTTCGTTTTATATAAATATAGGTGAAGCTGGTTCAAAATTAATATCTGATTTTAATCCTTTAAATTTAAAAGTTGGTAGTTTTGGCGGCGTGCCAATGCCTTTATCTATACGTTTAGTTGGTGTAAAACAAAAAGGAGGCGTGCGTTTAAGTTTATTAATAGAAGGACAGCTAGACTCTAGAACGTTTAAAAAAGAAAATATAAATTTATTTAAATTTGATAGTTTAACAAAAGCAGCAAAGAGCAATAAGTTTTCTAATAATGCAAATATAATTAAAAAATCAAATACAGCTATAAATAACGCTTCTACAACAGAAAAATATAGTAAAACATCAAGAGGCATGAGTACTTTTGATTTTGATGAAACACTTATTGATAAAGGTAAAAACTTTATAATAGCTAAAAAAGATGAAGAAACTATCAAAATAAGCAGTGGTCAATGGCCAACTTTAGGAACTGAGTTAGCAGAAAAAGGTTATGAGTTTGATTTTAGTGATTTTATAAATGTTCGTGGTGGTGTTGAAGGACCATTATTACAAAAAATGCGTAATCAAATTAAAAAGTTTGGCGTAGATAATGTTTTCGTGTTAACTGCTAGACCTCCACAAAGCGCACCAGCAATACAAGCTTGGTTAGAGTCAAAAGGTATTACAATACCTTTAGAAAACATAACAGGTTTAGGTAATAGTACTGGTGAAGCAAAAGCTCTTTGGATGCTTGAAAAGTTTGCAGAAGGTTATAATGACATGTACTTTGTTGACGATGCTTTATCTAACGTTAAAGCTGTAAAAAACGTTTTAAATCAATTAGATATAAAATCTAAAGTACAACAAGCTAAAACTAAATTTAGCAAGTCAATGAATAACGATTTTAACGATATATTAGAAGATGTTACTGGTATTCAATCTAAAAAACGTTTTTCAGATGCTAAAGCTAGAAAACGTGGTCAAGGTAAAGGTAGATTTAGATTTTTTGTACCACCATCACATGAGGATTTTGTAGGTATATTATATAACTTTATAGGTAAAGGTGAAAAAGGTAATAAACATAGAGACTTTTTTGAAAAAGCTTTAATACAACCTTTAAACAAAGCGTATAGACAGCTTAACGAGGCTAAACAAGCTATAGCAAACGACTATAAAAATCTTATAAAACAAATGCCTGATATACGTAAAAAAATAATACAAAAAACACCAGATGGTGATTATACTTATGGTGATGCTGTAAGAGTTTATTTATGGAATAAAGCTGGCTTTGAAGTACCTGGTTTAACTAAAACAGATAAACAAAACTTAATAGATCTTGTTGAAGCAGATGGTAAATTAAAACAGTTTGCTGATAAAATAGGTGAAATATCAAGAATAGATGAAGGTTATATAGAGCCAAGTGAACATTGGATAGCTGGTGATATAAGACAAGATTTAGCTGATGCTACAGGTAGAGTTGGTAGAAAAAAGTTTTTTGCAGAGTTTATTGAAAATGCTGATATAATATTTTCAGCTGAAAACATAAATAAAATTAGAGCTGCGTTTGGTGATAATTTTGTTGAAGCATTGCAAGACATGTTATATAGAACTAAAACAGGAGTAAATAGAAAACAAGGTAGTAGAGAGAACAGGCAAGTTAATTCATTTTTAGATTATTTAAATGGATCTATTGGTGCTACAATGTTTTTTAATGCTAGATCAGCTGTATTACAGACTTTATCTACGGTTAACTTTATAAATTTTGCTGATAACAATATATTTAAAGCAGCAGCTGCGTTTGCTAATCAAAAACAATTTTGGTCAGATTTTGCAATGTTATTTAACTCTGACTTTTTAAAACAAAGAAGAGCTGGCGTTGGATTTGATGTTAACGGAGCTGAAATTGCAAGTGCTGTTGCTAAATCAAAAGAGCCTGTTAAAGCAGCTATAGCATATATATTAAACAAAGGTTTTTTGCCTACGCAGCTAGCTGATAGTTTTGCTATTGCCCTTGGTGGCGCAAGCATGTATCGTAATAGAGTTAATACTTATGTAAAACAAGGTTTTTCACAAAAAGAAGCAGAAACAAAAGCTTTTGAAGATTTTCAATCAGTTGCAGAAAGCACTCAGCAGTCAGCTAGACCTGATATGATTTCACAGCAACAAGCTTCAGTACTTGGTCGTATGATATTAGCTTTTCAAAACGTAACATCACAGTATGTTAGATTAATTAAAAAAGCTGGTTTAGACTTAATAAATAGAAGAAAAACACCGCCATATGATAGTCAAGTAAAAAGTGACATGTCTAACATATCTAAAATAATATATTATGGTGCTGTACAAAATTTAATATTTTATAGTTTACAAAGTGCTTTATTTGCTATGGCTTTTGAAGATGATGAAGAAGAAGATGCGAAAAACGAAAAGTTTTTTAAAACTAAAAAACAAAGATTATTAAATGGTAGTATAGACAGTATATTAAGAGGTATGGGTGTTGGTGGTGCTGTAATATCTGTTTTAAAAAATGCAGTTATAAAATACGGTGAACAAAACCAAAAAGGTTGGGGCAAAAAACTAGGTGTTATAAGTGATGAATTATTACAATTATCACCACCAGTAGGTATTAAGCTTAGAAAACTAGATAGTTTTGAAAGAACTATGGAGTATAATAAAAAAGTAATACCTGAGATGGACAAGTTTGATATTGATAATCCTATGTGGGATGCTTATAGTAATTTAGTAGAAGGTTTAACAAACGTGCCTGTAGCTAGATTACTTAGAAAAGTTGAAAACGTAAGATCAGCTTTAGATAGCGAAAACGCTTGGTGGCAAAGAGTTGCTCTTGGTTTAGGTTGGAGTAAATGGGAGTTAGGTATTGAAGATGCAGAAGTACAAGAAGTTAAAAACAGAATAAAAAACACTAATAAACAAATAAACAAAGAAACTAAGTTAAAAGAAGCTACGCCAGAAGAAAAAATTAAAATAGTAGAAAAATCTGTATTTGATTTAAACAAAGCAGAGCAAGTTAAAATACTTAACGCTAATAATTTAGATCCTAAAAAATATCCAAAAGAAGCTGATAGAGTAAAAGCTATTATGAATTTACGTAAAAATAATGAAGCTAAAATAGACTCTACGATAAATGCTATTGAAAACTATGTGCCAACAAAAGAAGAGCAGCGATCTATAGATTTATTTAAAATGAATAAAAAACAACAAGTTGACTTATTAATGGACTTAGGATTAAGCGTGCAAAACATTAAAAAGCTTAAATACGAAGAAGATAGAGTTAAAAAAATAATACAATTACAAAACAGAAGTAAAAAATAATAAAAACAAGTGATTTTATAAGATATACTATTGTCAAATGAAAAAATTTATATTAATATTTTTATTACCAATAATAACTTTTGCGCAACCAAATTGTGTGCAAACTACTATTGTAATAAACTTAGATCAATATCAAAGCGAAACTAGTTGGGGTATTTACGACACTTCTGGAGCATTATTAACCTACGGTGTTGGTTATGGTTCTCAACCTGATTATGCTTCGGTGGTTGAGCAGAGATGCTTGCCAGAGGGCGATCTAACATTCATTATATATGATTCGTATGGTGATGGGTTAAATGGAGCGCTCTGGGGTGGTTTAGATGGCTCATATTATGTTATACAATGTAACGATACACTAGTATATGGTGATGATCCGGCTTTTGGTAATGACTCAACACATATATTTGTGTCTGATGCTTGTCCTCCCATACCGGGGTGTATGGATCCGATGTACGTAGAGTTTAATCCTCTAGCTGATACAGATGACGG